TTCCACCATCTTCTGGAATATTAGCTGCACCCATAGTTTCAAACAAAGTAAGTAAATCAGCTTTTTCTACTGCACCATTAGTATCATGAATCTGTGTGCTATTAGCACCAGCATCCATAGCAGTGTACAGTATTTCATCTGTCTTTCGACCAAGAGCAGCAGCTGCACTTTTTGCAACAGCTTGTCTTTCGTCAATATTTGTTTTTAGCTCATCCAACTTGTCGATATACTCGGCAGCATAAAAATCTTCCATAGTAGCTTCAACATTTGTATGTGCTAGTTCCATTGGAGTAACAAGTCCATTTCTTGACTTGGTACTTGCTGAGCCAGTCCCAATTTTCTGAAAACGTACAACATTACCAGATACATTGGAAACAGTACGAACCGTATTTCTTAGCTTTGATCCCATTCTTTGATAAGCTAAGTGTACTTCAGATTCAAACTGTTTTATAAAGGCTGTAGAAATTGTGTTTGCCATTTTGCAACACTCCCTTATAAAGTTTCACCATTGATACAAAGTTATCTGAGTAGATCACCTCATAGCAATTATCCTTTACAGGGTCGCTCAGTGCATTACAGGCTTCGATATTTCATTATAAATATTATTTTTTTTAAAATTGCAACGAAAAAATTCAATAAATTCATAATCATTTATAATATGTGTATCTCCGAACATAAAACCATTCATCTCTAACCACTTGATTGTCATAGTATTTTCAACTGGAATGATGTTATGAATCCTAAAATAATGGGCTTGTAAATAATCAAACATCCAACCAGAATGTTTAGCAATCATACGTTTGCACTTAGTTATATTTTCTGTTGATAACATCCATAAACGAGCAAAATCCTCTCTATATGATTCCATTGTACCTATCATTGATACTGGTTCGTTATCATGAATAAGAGTATATGTCATTGATTTTGAAGATGTAAAAGGAAAAACCAAAGCATATCTTGGCTTTACTTCAAGTCTTTCTAACTCAATTAAATCTTGTTTTCTTAGTTTATCAGATAGATAATCAACATGATCTAATGTAGTTTTTACTAGTTTTGTTTGTCCATCCTGTTTAATCAGGGTAGAGTTTTGCATATGCTTCATTGACTTGTCTAATTAAATTTGGATCTCTCTTAGCTGGATTATGATACCTTTCATCTTGCATCATTTGATGTATCATATCTTCATCCAACTTGTTAGCTGACTCTGAATCAATAGATTGATTACCTTTTAGACTTTCCATAATCATTTCCATTGCTTCTATACCTTCAGAACTCTCAGCTAGTCTTACAACTGCTGGCATTAAGTTCTCTGGAAAAAACTTATTAGCCCATAATTCAACTGCTTGTACACGTTCTTGTCCATTATCACCTAGTTTTTGCATTTCATCATCTATAGATACTTGCTCACCAAGATATTCGTTTTTAAATATTTCAATACCATCATTAAATTCTTCTTGGCTAAGACCATTATCCCAAGAAAATTTAGACCACCAGCCTAATAATTTATTATCAGCACCTAGTGCTTTATCAATAGACTCTGGTAATTCATAGTCATCAGCTGTTTTTGGTCTATTCTCAAATGCTTTTTCTTGTAACTCTGCATCCCATGTTGCTCGTAAATCTTCTTCTTTCTGATGAAATTTTTTCTCAAGATTAGAGTAAGATTCTGCAAAAGCTTCTGGTGTTTTAAACTTTTCTGGTAACCATTCTGGTCTTACTATTTGATCTTCAGCAGTTACAAAATCTTTTTCTTCTGTAACTGATGTTTCTTCTGTGGCTTCTGTTTGTGGTTCTGTTGCTTTAATTAATGATTCTTCAGACATTTGTTCTTACCTTTTCTCCGTGATTCATTCTTCTTGTAATTAAACCAATAATATATCTTTGTCCTTCTAAATGACGTAATTCACCATCTGATATATTTGGTCCAGCTACAGAATCAAGAGTAATACTTCGCAAATAACCCAATGTTTCCTTACCAGATGGAGTAGAAAATGTTGATAATATATTTTTACTAATTATTTCATCATCCTCTTTTTTTCTTTGTAGCCCATCAACCCCAATATTTTTATTGTTCGACAACTTGTTCTCCTCCTTGTTGTTGCATTTGTTGCATTTGTTGTGCTTGTTGCATTAAACGAATAAGCTCTTGTCTTTCGCTAGAATCTCTTATTAAACTATCAGGAACATTAAACTTCTTAGCTAAATGGCTAGCTACTTCCTCACCACTTACTAACAAGTTCATAACTTCTGGACCAAAACTCTGTTGAACAAGTTGCATCCATTGTGCAGTATTATTAATATCTTGCTTTGCTTGTCCTTGACTCAATGGAGATACAGATCGAACCTTAACTTGTCTACCATTTACAGTAGGTATTTCTATTCTTCCTTGTTTTTTAAGAATATAAATTACTCTCTGTAAAACTGGTTGGACAAGCTCTGATTGTAATCTACCAAAAGCTGAACCAATCTGCCTAGATAAGTCAGCCATACGTTCTGCAATCTCAGTAGCAGTAGCTGGTGTTTTATTTGGATCACCAAGCATTTCATTATATAAAGCTCTTTTAATATTTAATCTCATATCAGATAAAATAAATTGGCTAACATCAAAACTCCCTGCTGCTCTTATTGGTTGCAATCCAGCAGAGTTTGGTGCTTTAGGTATAACTGTACCAGGGACAAGATTAATTGTATCTGGATTAATTATACCATCATCATCAAGCTGATATATACCAGAGATTGCCATTTGTGCATTCTCTAATACTAATTGAACTGTAAGATTTGTAGTCTTAATAGCACTCAAAGCATTCATAAGTGGACCACGACCATAGATTTCACCACTACATTTAGACCAGCGAAAGCAAACAAAAGGATTGGAACCTACACCTTTGAAAGAATCAGAACGTATTATCTTCTTATCATTCAATTCAATAACAAAAGATAAATAAGCATCTTCATTTATTTTTGTGTAATCTTTACAAACAATCTCAAGTATTGTTGTTTTAACATCTGGACTATTCAATATCATGTTTTGACACTTAGCATCAAATACACCATCTGGATAAAGTATAGGTAAATCAGAATATCTTACTTTTCTCTCACGAAATATATGATCTATCTTATCATCTGGACCAGTATCTAATACAACATGGGGCAAAGGAACTGCTGAAAAATTTATAGGATAAACAGCATTACCCTCTGCAACATGAAGAACACCAGTACCAACTGCCAAATCCATAAAAGACTCATGAACTTCCTGACCAAAGTTTGAGTTCTGTAATACTTCAAATACATAATCAGTTACTTCATCAAGATCATTATTTACTTCCTCTCTTTGTTCTTTGGGAACTTCTGATCCAGCAACAAAGTCAGCCCATCTAGCAAAGTTGGGAACTAAGCCAGCTTGTAATCTTGATGCAAACTCTTGTACACCAACAACGGCTGTTTCATCAAATATCTTTTCATCTCTTCGTTGTCCAATAGACTCAGTATAAAAAGATTCTCTTTGTGGCATAGAGTATTCATAACATTCTTCAAACAAAGGAATGAAACTTTCTCTATGCGTTTTAGCTTTTTCGTATTTTTCAATATAACTTTTTGCTATTTTCTCATGCATAATATTTACCTATATTTAGAGTAAAAGCCAATTCCTCCACCTTGACCAGTAAATAAAGAACCTCTCCCACTTCTTCTTCTTCTGCGTAAAACTGTTCCTTGCTTTCTTTTATTTATTGTATCTTGTTTAACCATATCATTAGCGTACTCACCAGAAAAAGGATTAGCATTACTTTCAGTAGCAGATGATGTAGATGTAGGAGCTGAACTTGCAACCAAAGGTTTGTTTGCAGCAACACTAGATTGTATTGCAGACTCTTTCATTTCTGTTGTTTTAGCATCAGCCTTTGCTTTATCAGCTTCTTGTTGAGCTTGGATACTTGGATCAATTTCTGTAGCTTGAGAACTACCACCACCAGCAAAACACATTGTTACCTCCTACATTCTCGCCCAAAAATTATTGGAGCGTCTAATTGTTGTTTTCCTAAATATGTCATATTCTCTTTTAGCATTAAACGAAGATAGGGGTTTTTGTCCAGAAATTAATTGTCTACCTTCTCCAGCACCTAACATTAGATACTGTAATGCATCATGTATATGTGAATACATATTCTTCTCTGGTTTATCATCAAATCGCTCTCCTGATACTTGCATACGTCTATAACAGTACCCACCTTGAAAACCTTTAATCAAAGAAGGACAACGCCTATCAATCAAGAAAGCTGGTTGACCATCTGCCATCTTGGTAAGCTGAGAAGCTACAGATTCTAACCTAAGATCAACACTATTCGAAGGAGCTGGTGTAGCTCTAAGACCAGCACCACGTAATATTTGAAATGGAGTTGATTCATCTGTTTGCGCTCTGAAGTCACCAGCTGGATCACCAAATATATTTACATCTAAACCAGAGAAACGTGTAGCTATCTCTTGTCGTAATAGTTCTGCAAATCGAACAATACCCATATCAATCGCTACAATTTCTGATTGTATTAACCAACGACCTCTTACTTTCTGACCAAAGACAGCAGCCGGAGTTAGTCCAAAGTCAATTCCAATATATAAAGGAACACCTACAGCAATAGGTATTTCTTCATCAGCAATATGCGTTTCACTTACAAACTGAGGATAAACAGGTTTACCTTCCTGTATTGATCCTAATCTATTCATAACATATACATCTATCCAGCTTTTAGTTTTACCTCTTATAAGATTCTCATAATAGGAATCTAATATATTTATTTTATTCTCCGCTTTATTATTATTTGAATAACTATTTACATCACCTTTATCATCCAGCTTTTCCACCATAGCTGGTGGTTGAATATAGAAAGACCAGTTATCAGGCTTGATTAACATCTTTGCTTGTTCTTTTGGGATATGATCTGGTATCGGAACCTCACCAGCCATGATCGCCCACCAATGATCTTCTTCTGGAGCATTCGTATCTGCAATGACACCAGACCAACTTGCAC